CGAGATTGCGCACGCGGGGCACAAGGTGCTGGACTGGTGCATGAGCAACGCAGTCATTGAGCAGGACGGCGCGGAGAACCGCAAGCTGTCCAAGGAAAAAGCGACGGGGCGCATTGACTTGGCCGTGGCTGCTGTGATGGCGGCTGGGCTTATCAACGCAACTCTCTCAACAGAGAAGTCCTTTTGGGAAACCGCATGACCATCAAAGACAAGCTGCACATCGCTGCGAGTGCTGCGGCAGGCTTTTTGCCTGATGCGCTCATGCTGGGCGGTGCCGGTGGTATCTCTTACGGGGCCTGGCTGGTGTACGGCCCAGCCGGGTACGTGGTGTGCGGCCTGTTTGCCCTGGCTGCTGGCGTGGTGCTGGCGCGAGGCGTGAAGTAATGGGGTTCCTGGCGCGCGCCGTGGCCGAGCAGAAGTCCATGGACCCGCTCGCGGTGTGGGCGGAAATGCTCCGTGCTGGCCGGTCTTCCATGGCTGGCCCGACGATCACGCTGGAAAACGCGCTCAAGGTGGCGACCATGTTCGCCTGCCTGCGTGTTTTGTCGCAGGGCGTGGCCCAGGTGCCGCTGAAAGTGTTTCGTGAGGTGGAGCAGGGCGGCCTAAAGAGGATCGAAGCAGCCAAAGACCACCGCCTGTACGACCTTCTGGCGTTCGCTCCCAACGATTGGACGACCTCATTCGAGTTTCGCGAAACACAGACTATTCATGCGGCGCTGGGCAACTCCTACGCCTTCATCAACCGCACCATGGGCGGCATTTCTGAGCTGATTTTGCTCAACCCTGGCCGCGTGAAGAAGGTGCAGAAGCCAGATTACAGGGTGGTTTTCGAGGTCACAGGCGAATCTGGCGCTATGCAGGAGTTCCCGGCCGAGGCTATTTGGCACGTTCGCGGTCCATCGTGGGATGGACTGCTTGGTTTGGACGTTCTGAGCCTGGCGCGTGAGGCTTTGGGCCTGGCCATCGCTACCGAAGAGTCCCACGCCAAGCTGCACGCCAAGGGGGTTCGAACATCGGGCACCTACTCGATAGAAGGCAAGCTGAACAAAGAGCAGTACGCGGCCCTGAAAGCCTGGATATTGGCTGAAAACGCAGGCGCGGAGAACGCTGGCGTGCCGATGATCCTCGACAACGGCGCCAAGTGGATTTCCGGCGCGCTTTCCGGCGTCGATGCCCAGCACTTGGAGACGCGCAAGCACCAGATCGAGGAAGTTTGCCGGTTCATGGGGGTGCACCCGCAAAAGGTGTTCCACACCGACAAAACCAGCACCTACGCGAGCGCCGAGGAGTTCTCCAACGCCCACCGCGAGGACACGCTAGGCCCCTGGTACATGAGGATCGAGCAATCGGCCGACCTGCACCTGTTGACCCGCGCGGAACGCCGCAAAGGGCTGTACTGCAAGCACGTCGCCAACGCACTGATGCGCGCATCAGCGAAGGATCGCGCCGAGTATTACTCGAAGGCACTGGGCTCGGGCGGCTCACCTGGCTGGATGACGCCGGACGAGGTGCGAGCGCTGGAAGAACTGAACCCCATGGGCGGGGCTGCCGCTCAACTGCCGACACCGACAAATGTTGGCGGCGCAGCAAACAAGGAAAACAATGATGCAGAACCTAACGTGTAACCTGCGCGAACTGAAGTTTGTCGCCGACGATGGCGCGCAAGCAATGAGCTTCACGGGGTACGGCGCCGTGTTCGGAAATGTCGACTCTTATGGAGACGTGATCGAGGCTGGTGCGTTCTCGAAATTCCTGGCCGACGTGAAATCAGGTGCTCAGCCCTGGCCATCCATGCTCTCTCAGCACGGCGGATGGCAGATCAGTGCAGAAGACATGACGCCCATCGGTGTCTGGACTGACTTTGCCGAAGACGGCCACGGTCTGAAAGTGACCGGGCAACTGGCTGATACACCGCGCGGTATTGAGATGTACAAGCTCATGAAAATGAGTCCGCGCCCCGCGATTGATGGTATGTCAATTGGCTACATCGCAAAAGAGTGGGAGCCGCGCAGCAAGCCGGAAGACCCGAAGCGCAAATTGAAGCGCATCGACCTTATCGAAGTCTCGCTGGTCACGCGACCCGCGAATGGAAAAGCACGTGTTGAGGCTGTCAAGACCATCGAGGAACTTGACAGCCTTGCATCTATCGAGCGCCACCTGCGTGATGTTTGTGGACTCTCGAAAAGCGAGGCGACCGCCATGGTCTCTCGCATCAAGAGCGTCAGCCGGAGTGATTCCGGGGACGAAGCTGAAAGGTTGGCCGAACTGGCCGCCGCCTTGAGAGGCTGCCCAGCAGTCTGACCAAAAAGCCACCCCGTAGATAGCCGCCCTTGAGGCGGCTTTTTCATTCCCGAAAGGAAAACACAATGTCCGATATTCTCGAAATCAAGCAGATGCTCGAAGAGCGCAAGAAAGCCTACGACGAACTGCAAAAGACCGTCTCCGAACTCAAAGCCGCGCAAGTTGACGGCAAAGCCATCGGAGATCTGACCGCGAAAGTCGAAACCCTGTCCGCAGCATGTGACAAGTTCGACGAAATGAAGGACGCCCTAGACGAGCTTCAGAAGAAGGCGGGCCGTCCTCAGAATGATGTTGAGGCCAAGTCCGCCGCCGATCTTGCGGAAGAGACGAAGAACTTCAACATCGCTCTGCGTGCAGACTTCCAGATGAAGGGCAAGACTCACCCTGGTGATCTGACTGTAGAGGCATACAAAGAGTACAAATCGGCTTTCTTCAAAGTCGCTGTTGGCGCCTCGCTTGAGAGTCTGTCCGCAGACGAGCGCAAGGCCATGTCGGCAGGATCTGACCCCGACGGCGGTTACTTGTTGCCTCACGCCACCGCTGGCCGTACTCTCGGAAAGATTTACGAGCAGTCAATCATGCGTCAACTGGCTGAGGTGCAGACGATTAGCTCCAACGACATCGAAGGCATCCTCGATAACGACGAGGCAAGCGCCGGATGGGTGTCTGAGTTGGGGTCACGCGCCGAAACTTCGACTCCAACTGTCGGTAAGTGGCGTATCGAAGCTCACGAGATGTACGCCATGCCCAAGGCATCGCAGCGCATTCTCGACGACGCAGCCACCAACGTCGAAGCATGGCTCTCTGGCAAGATCGCAGACAAGTTTGCCCGTGTTGAAGGCGCCGCATTTTGGACCGGGACCGGAGTTGGCCAGCCTCGCGGCCTGGCGGCTTATCCAACTGCGGCGACTGGCGACGGCACACGTGCATGGGGCACGTTCGAGCATGTCAAGTCTGGCGCCAACGGTGATTTCACGACCACCAAGGCCGACCCACTGCAAGACCTGATCGGCGCCTTCAAAGATCAGTACCTGCAAAACGCATCTTTCGTGATGCGTCGCGAGGTGCGCACGAAGATCCGTAAGCTGAAAGAAGCTACGAGCGACCGCTACTTGTGGGAGCCATCCTTGCAAGCAGGCCAGCCCGATCGACTGCTGGGCTATCCGACTCGGATCGACCAGTACATGCCCGCGCTGGATACCGGCTCGCTCTCGCTTGCCTTCGGTGACTTCCGACAGGCTTACCTGATCGTTGATCGCCTGGGGATTCGGACGCTGCGTGATCCCTACACCGCCAAGCCCTGGGTGCTGTTCTATTCCACGAAGCGAACTGGCGGGGGTGCGCAGAATACTGAAGCCGTTAAGTTCTTGTCGTTCGCAAGCTGATCGACAACGGCCCGCCTCGCGCGGGTCTGTCTCACTGAATTGAAAGGTTAATCATGAGTCTCCTAAAAAATGTCAAGGTTTCCGTTGTTGCTGCATCCGCAGTCGCCGCGCAGACCGAAGTGCTGACCAGTGTCCTCGACATGCAGGGCTACGACGGCGTGATGTTCGTCGCACTTCTTGGCGATGTCACGGCAACGTCTGTTCTGACCCTGACCGCCAAAGGCAACAGCGCCAGTTCTACAAGCTCGCCCACTCCGGTGACGCAAGCCGCAACGTCTGCATTTACAGCAGCCGCCTCAGACGCAGACGACAAGGCCCTTGTGGTTGATGTCTACGACCCCGCATTGCGCTACGCCTTCGCAAGCCTCACACGCACCGTGGCGAATGCCGTGGTGAACGGGATTATTGCGATCCAGTACAAGGCCGAGTACAGGCCAACGGCACAGGCCGCGTCTGTCATCGCGTCCGCCATGGGGCCAGGCGTAGCTGCCTGATGCGTGAAGCGCCTGCGCAATCGGGCGCTTTGCAGATCACAAGGACGCCATGGTCGTCACCCAAACCACCCCACCGGCCTACCTGCCGTTGACGCTCGCAGAGGCAAAGCTGCACCTGCGCGTTGACGGCACGGACGAGGATGCGCTGATTGGGGCGTTCATCGGCGCAGCCGTTGACACCTGCCAGCAGATCACCGGACGCAGCCTCATGGCCCAAGCGTGGGAGCTGGCGGTTGACGACTTCGCCGACGAAATCGCTTTGCCCTGGCCCCAGGTGCAGGCCGTGCAGTCGGTGCAATACAAGGACGCAGACGGCGCCACGCAGACGCTGGCGACATCGGTCTATGAACTGGCTGGCGACAAGGTTTGTCTGGTGCCAGGCCAAACATGGCCCACCGTGCGCGGTGGATCGGGTTCGGTGTGGATCAACTACACCGCAGGC